TCACCTTAGATCATGGCGAGCAACGACGATTACAAAAAGGCATTGCTTCAAAAATTTATGAACTCTGTGATGATCCTAAAGAAAGACCAAAGCTATTCAAGGAAATTTATCGTGAAATCAAAGATCGCTTCGGTGTTGCTTCCTATAAAGATGTAAAACGTAAGGAACTTCAATCAGCTATTCGATATGTAGAAAACTGGATTCCTAAACGAGTTTCTTAATTTCAAAGGGGGCCTTCACCATGAATGATCTAACAGAAAAATTCATCTGGGCCGAGCTAAAATACAAACTCTATGGAATAGCAGTGAATATCCAAAATGATGATTATCGGGACAATCAAGAAATATTATCTGACATTAAAGAAGTTCTTAAGATTCTTGAAAGCACAAATCCATAAAGGACGGTGAAAAACAATGATTCAAGTAAACCTAGATTTCGCTGACGAAAAGTTCCGTGAAGTTTTAAGACAAGAAATCGAAAAAGCTATGGGTGATGTTGTTCGTAAAAATCAACTTCCTCCAATGTTGACCCGTAAGGAATTGATGGAATTTTTAAGAATAAGTCAAACCAAAGCATCTGAACTTTTAAATAGACCTGATTTCCCTGTTTTTCGTGAAGCAGGGGTACTTATACCAACGCATCGTCTTATCGAATGGATTGATCTAAATACTAGATGGTTGGAAAGTAACTCCAAATACTTCGAAAAAGTTATCTAATCATAGATTACTAGAACTTCATGTATAGAAAAATATACCAATCAATACAAAGGGGAGAGAACAATGATAAAGGATTCAGCATATGCAGGAGGGGCCATTCAAACACTCCTGCAAGAGGAAGAAATTGAGGGAGTTCAGTTAGCTTTAGATCTGAACGTTTCACCTCAGCTGGTAAGTCATATGAAAAATGATAGAAGAAAGATGCAAAAGGATATCGCTAAACAGTCATTACAGGTTTATAACGACCCTACCTATGCAATGGAGCTTATCTATGAATTTAGTGGAGGATATACATCACCTGTTTTAAAAGGAAAAGCCATTGAACATCATCGTTTAGCATTTGAAGAGTTTGCAGTTAATGAGATGCAAGAAGCAATACAAATTTTACATGATGTTAGCTTTGTGAAACCACCATCTGAAACGAGTAGGGAAGAAAAAGAAAGGGTTGCTCAAGCCATTGATGAAGTATCAGATGCGATTATGGCACTCACTAATTTAAGAGCAATTCTAGCAACTGAATATAGCATTCCACTAAAGGACCAAATGAAGAAAAGGCAGCCAGTTTGGAAAGCTCGTGGATGGATTCAATAAACACTAACCAATTAAACATTATTAGATAGGAGGAAGTAAAAAATGAAATTTATGTTTTCTACAAGCAAATTAATGAAGGCTAGTGAGGTTAAAGCTATCTGTAAGGAAATGAAGGAAAATAAGAAACTTTTAATGCAACAGGAATTAGTCGTTAAATCTACTTTATTCAAAATAAATGAAAAAGCAGCAAGCTAAGCGGGTACTTAACTTACTGCATCAGAATCAACGAATCTTGGATAAATGGATTATATCACTCTATACAAAATCAAGCAAGATGGGCACTTAGTGCCTGTCCTCATGGCTAGGAACTGGACAACCCCACCCCCTTAGTTGAAAGCCGGTTCCTGGTCATGAGGATGGATACTAACCATCACTACATATTAAAAGGAGGATTAAGTTGGTATTAGACGTTTATGTCTGTTGGCAAAACCATGATTTTGCAGTTAAGGACGGACAGGAACCTACATTTTGTCCATTCTGCGGAACAACCGATATGGAATTTAGTCACGAGGCTAAAGATCCCGAGGGAGGTGAGGAAGATGATTGAAACAAAAAACGGCCCAATCTATGAACCAATGTCTCCAGAAGCAAGACCACTATACGAATGGTTGAAAAAGTATCACCTAACACTAGATGGGTCCAGAGCATATATAGATGTGGCTGAAATTTATTTGTCACTTGAATTTGATTTAGCAAAGCAAAATAAAAGACACGTCGGCTAACGTGTCAAAAATTCTAAATATCATATTATAAGCCGATTATAAACGATTTTATAGTTGGCATCAAGTGGAGGGAAATTTATGAAAACATTAAAACTTCTCGAATTGAATCTTAAGAATTTTAAAGGGGTAAAAAGCTTTACCCTGCAGGCAAATGGTGAAAATGTAAAAGCTTTCGGTGATAACGCCACTGGAAAAACTACGTTGTTCGATGCTTTTGTATGGGTGTTATTTGATAAAGACAGCCGGAACAAAAAAGAATTTGCAATCAAAACGCTTGATTCCAAAGGAAATAAGCTTCATGGATTAGATCATGAGGTTGAAGCGAAGTTATCAATCGATGGTAGACCTTTGACGTTAAAAAAGGTTTATACAGAAAAATGGACCAAGAAGCGTGGTTCTGCACAATCAGAATTTACTGGACATACTACAGACTATTTTATCGATGGTGTACCAAGTAAGAAGAAAGAGTATGTTGATAAGGTTGCATCCATCATCGATGAAGAAATATTCAAGCTTCTCACAAGCCCAACTTATTTTAATGAACAACTTAAATGGCAGGATTGTCGTAAAACATTGCTTCAAGTCGCAGGTGATGTGACAGATGAAGAAGTAATTGCATCTCAAAAATCACTTGCTGAACTGCCAGCTATACTTGAAGGTCGTAGCATCGAAGGTCATATAGCAATGATTGTTGCTAAACAAAAAGAAATCAATAAGCAATTAGAAAAAATACCGGTTCGAATTGATGAAATAAATATTGGATTGCCGGATTTGAGTGGATTAAACAAGCAAATGCTAGAAGGCGCTATAAACCAAATTAATAAAGAGATTGATGAAAAGACGGATCAAATAAGTAATATCCGAAACGGTAATGCAATCACTCAAAAGCAGAAAGCTATTCAAGAAATTGAAATAGAACTATTACGAATCAAACAAGAGCATGAATCAGGATCCAAGGATGAGGTTTATAAATTAAAAGCTAGGATTCAAGAAGAACAATCTAATGTTTCTATTTTAAATTCCAAACTTGAAAACTTGAAAAATCAGAAGCGGTATAACGATGACAATATCAAGCGGATTGAAGAGAGTTTAGTTCAACTCCGTCAAGATTGGCATGAGATAAATAGTCAAGAGTTTGTTCATACAGATGCTTGTGAGTGCCCAACATGTGGACAATCTTTACCTGAAGAGCAAGTCTCAGCAGCAAGGGATACAGCATTATCTCAATTTAATTTATCTAAGGCTAAAAAGCTAGAGGATATTAACGAAAAAGGCAAACGAGGTAATGAACAAAAGCAAAAATTCCTTACGGATAATGAGAATTTATCCAAAGAATATGAAAAGATTACTGATCAAATTTCTGAAAAGAACGAAATTCTTTCCAAACTAGACAAACAGCTTAAGGCATTGGAAAGCAACATTATCGATATCACAGAAAATGATCAATACGTTGCTAAGCTTCAAGAAAAATCGAACCTTGAAAGCGAAATAAATGATTTACGTAGCTTTGCGCAAGAATCCATTTTATCGATTCAAGAGGAAATAGCAAAGCTTAAATCAGAACGTGATCAGTATCAGCAGGATTTAAATAAGTTCTCGATTGTTGATCAATCCCAAAAACGGATCGAGGAACTTACCCAGCAAGAAAGAAAGCTAGCTGCTGAATATGAAAAATTGGAAAAGGAGAATTTCCTTACAGAAGAATTTATTCGTACCAAGGTAAATTTACTTGAGGAAAAAATCAATTCTAAGTTCAAATATGCTCGATTCAAATTATTTGAGGAACAAATCAATGGTGGATTAAAGGAAACATGTGTAACTACTTTTAACGGTGTTCCATATGACTCTGGACTGAATAATGCAGCACGTATCAATGTCGGTTTGGACATCATTAACACTTTATCTGAGCATTATGGATTACTTGCCCCTATCTTTATCGATAACCGTGAAGCTGTAACAAAGTTAATAGAAACAAAATCACAAACGATTAGCTTGGTTGTATCTGAAAAGGACAAGGTACTGCGTGTCGAAAATCAAGATTCGTTGAAGG